CCGGGCCGCTCCTTGCTATCAACACTGGCGTCCACGCGCCTTCCTCTTGTCTCAGGTTGAGAAGGGCGGAGGTCTGTTGTATGCTGTTCTTGTTTCCCCCAACAACACTGAGTAACGTTTTCCAATTGCCCCAGGGAGACGCGGGAACCCAAATATCATAGACGCGGTAATATATCGTATATACCGAATTCTCGCTTGTATGGCCCGGGATAATGTATTGATATACGATTTCTCCGCCGGAAGAAACGTCGTCTACCACCAATTTAAACCGGCCTTTATAAGGGCAATTTATCAAGCTTCCCGCAATAGCGCTGGTTGTACACCAGTAGCTCCCGGATGTTGTGTAATCATTTAAATCCTGGCCTGTTTGCAGCCTGTCACTGGTAGGGATAGGCCCCAGGTTCAACACCTGAAGGGAATTGGCTGCCGGGATTTGCGGCACGGGAACCTTAGCGCCGGAATCGAGCGTGGCTACGCCGTTGGCTGCGCCTTTTTCAGCCTGTGAAATAAGTGTACTTGTGTCTACTGGAGGCCCTGTCGGTCCCTCTGGTCCTTGAGCTTTTTGGGTTGTCTTTACATATTTCCCTGAAGCAGGGTCCCACAGCTGCCAGTAGCCATCCGAACTAATTGTAGGATAGTGTTCAGAGGCTTCCTCAGCTTGAGCGGCACTATTTGCCGCATTGGTGGCCGATGTACCGGCTTGTGCCGCGCTATCGGCTGCGTTGGTTGCAGAATCGGCAGCCCTGCTTGCGCTTGCAACGGCATTAATCGCCATGCTTTCAGCCTGCTTTTTATAGTCCAGCGTCTGATCCTTCCATCCTTCTACGTCGCCATGCATTTGCTGTACCTGGGCCAGAATTTCGGTGAGAGTAAGGTACTCATCCTCGCTCTCAATCGCTCCCTCTTGAACCGGGTTTTCCGTGACCTTCAGCAAAAACTCACTGGCGCAGATTACCCCGCCGCCGGCCGCGACCTCAACAACCGCCCGGCAATTACCGGGAACAGCCGTCATTTGCTGGGTGATAGTTATGTATACCCTTGTGCGATCCTCGCTTAATCCAAGCGCCGGATTATATACGCCTTTACCGTCTCCTTTACGGAGGCGGACAGAAACCGTCGCATTTTCCGGTACTTCGTAGGGGACGCCGCCGCTTGATAAATAAACCTCAATAACCGGAAGGGTTTTGTCGTATTGTATGCGCTCGACAATCGCTGAATATTCCCGGGCGTTGTCCATATGGCATACTATCGATTGGACAACCGCACCCTCTGGAAGGCTTATTCCGTTTGCTAGTTCTATCATGTTTTCACCTGCCTAAATATGTAATCGTTTGTCCGCCGATTGTAGCGGTTTTCCAGGTAGGATCATATCCTTTGATCCAGCCATTCCAGCCGTCGCTATCAACGCTGCCGCGCTCTACTCCATCTGTGCTAAAACCGATTCTATTTCCAGTTAATTCAATCCATGTATTTTTTCCGCTGGAGGATGTAAATTGTATATACGTTCTGTCTTTATCGGAGAAAAGAACGTCGCTTGCCCCGTCGTGCTTTCCCCTTCTAAGCCTAATAATTCCTTCTCCGGTTGTACTGTTTCCGGCCATGTTGATAGAATTGTCTCCTCCAGGATTACCAGGCGCAGCTGAGGATCGTAGCATTAAATCGCCATTTGAGACAATTTCTGCGGCATTTGAAAGCGTAAACTCTCCTCTTTGCTCTCGCTCTATAGCAATTGTTACTAACCCGCCGGCTCCTGATGTGGTAATAACACGCATACCTTCATAGGGTCCACCTCCCACATATGTTCCGAGGCCGATTCTGGCCGTGGTGGTGCTCCCATCACCCACCCCCTTTAGTACCGACGCCGCAAGCTCCCCCTGACCGTTATTGGCATCTAAATCAAAATAGGGGCCATTTGCAGTGCGCCCTTGGATTCTGCCGGCTTTAATCAGATTGGCCCATAATTCCCCTACGAGGATCATGCTGGCGTTGATTTTTCCGTCCTTTGTCAAGGCATAGTCACTAAACGGGCCGTTAAAGCCGGTCGATGAATGACCTAATCCGCCTGCGGTGAAACGCCATACCTCTTTGGCGGTTTCTATGCTGTCTGTGTCAAGTATCGCCCATCCATTCGGTTTTCCGTTGTCTCCCAACGTAATGATAAAATTACCGCCGAGGGCTCCGGAGATAACCTCTGTCATGGTGTCTATAGTGGCCTGCATGATCGTCCGAAAATCAGATGTGGGATTCTGTATCTGGTTTTGGATTTGCCTGACGGAGTTCTGGACGCTGGGGGCGACTGTTGAAAGCGTTACCACATTATTCTCAGGATAGTGCGGATAACGTTTTTTTTCGACGATCTGGTGGTTAATCCGGGTTTTGCGTTTGCGGTCCAGCAGTGTGACAACATTGTATAGGGAGAGGTCTAAAAAACTGTAAATATTTTGATCTTTTCCGTCCGTGGATTCCTTGATTTCCGCCAGGTCGATGGCGCTGCATTCATAAGAGCGCTGCGGTATGGCGCTTTGCGCAAGATTCCGCTTTGCATCTTCCAGAAGATTCTCCTTAATCGTATAACGTTCATCTCTCCAATAGCCGCATACGATCTTATCGCTATAGGTGTGGTCCTCAACATAGGGCTTGCCGTCATTTATATCGGCAAAAGAAAGCCCGTCTTTACCATAAGCGTAAAGGCGGGTAATGAAATCAGCGCTTTTGCCTTTGTAATTGACCTGCTTTAAATTGAGTTCGTCGGTTAAATAGGCGCCTGCTGGCTGGTTTTGTTCAGGCAGATAAAGATGGACGATGTTCTTCCGGTTATCATACCGGGCAGTTACGCCGTAGGTGCTTTCGCAAGCGGATATAATATCGAATGCCGTTCCTGCTTCAAGCGTTACAGTTCTGCGGATATTTAGATATGCATGGTCCTCAAGCGTCCAGTCTTTTGGCAAAATCTTTTGAATGGTATTCCGAACGGTATCACTTTCGTTGGAATAGCCAACAAACATTTCTGCTTTTAGCGCGTCCAGGTCAATCTCACATTTAATAGTTGCATTTTGTGCTCCTTCATCAATGGCCTTGACTAAATACCGTTGGTTTTCTTCGATGGTGATCTCTTCTGTAATAAGCGGATAGCCTGGATGGGTGGTAGGAATGGAGAAACCCAATTCATCGACACCGTTGTATTTCTCAGTTATGTAATAGTTATCGTAGTCGAGGACTTCGGCGGAATCGCCGTTGATAATCTTTAGCATAGCGCCTCCTTAAATGTATGTCGGCGAATATCGGACCTTTATAGGGTCCGGTGCCGTTAAGGTGTTCCAGCCAGGGGCAAGATAAGGGAACTCAATGATACCGCAGCGCAGCGCTCCGGGCGCACCATTAACCAAAATTCTTTTATTGATTCCATCAATTGTGAAAACCTCGCCTTTTTGGGCGTTATAGAATGGAATGCCACAGAAATCGTAGGTTTCTGAATCTTTGCCAACGGTAACCTCCAACCGGCAGTCCGTATGGGGAAAGGTGGAATCACAATAAAACTTCCCGGTTGAAATTCCTTGCTTTTCGGGATCATGCTGAATGCCGGAAAAGGTGTAAGAAACGGTAGCTTTCTCCGGCATAATCCATGTCAATGTGCTGGCTGTTTTTAGAATAGAGGAATAATAAAAGCCGTCGGGCAGGAAAAGCTCAATCTTCCCGTTGCTGGCGTGAGAATCCAGTATAGATTTTTTATATAGTACATCGTGCCTGTCCTTCCCTTTCAGATCAAACGAAAGGGTGATGGTTTTAAGGTCAATTTGCTGGCCCAGGCTGAGAAAGGTGCTTCCCTCCTTTGATTTAGAGTAGGACGGAGCGATCGCGCTGCCTGTAACGGTGTAATTGGCCAGCAGGATTCCGCCATAATCCCGAATATCCACTTGATTGATTAAAAGCATTTCATCCCTCCCATGCAAGCTGAGAACCCAAAAACGGCGCAGTGGCCCGGGCAACCTCGCGGCCGTCAATGATAACCTCGGTTCTGGCGACATATTGTCCGGGAACCGGCTCATTTTCGGCGAAGCTGCCGGAGGACAAGCGAACAGCGGCAAAAGAAGCGGAGGAAACAGCGGGGGCGGAAAGGCTGATATTTTGGGCGGCAATGGCGGATTTCATTCTCTGTACCAAAGCAGAGGCGTCAATTTTGGCGTTGTTAAAGCTATCCAAAAAACTTTGGGCGACTCCAGTGGCTTGTTTTTCCAGGGCGGGCTCTTCGTCCTCCACGCCAAGCTCCGCGCCTTCCATGACGTGATGGAACATGCGGCGTGTGACTTTTGACGGAGAGTTAATTCCAAGTTCTTTGTTCGCGGCACTTATTGCCCTACCCATTGCTGATTTAAGCTCAGAAATGACTGAATTTGATTTTTCCTTAACACCAATAGCCATTCCAGCCATCATGTTTTCTACAATGCTCCGAGATTCAGGTGGAAGGTCATCCATGATATCAATAAGATCGTTAACCAGCGCTTGTTCTTCTTCGGTTAACTCCCCGCCGTTTTTTGTTACCTGAGCGACATAAGCGGCCCAGGTACCGAGTTCCTCTTGCACATCCTCATTAAACCCGGAGTTGTATGCCTCACGAATATCTGCGAGTTTAGAAGTATGTCTTTCGTTTTCCTCCTCCATCTGTTTGGTGTACTTATTCGTATATGCCATCCGTTTGGCTTGATGGTTATAAAGGTTTTCAGCCTCTTTTTGCTCCAGCTCATCCATGAGTTGGTTATGATATTCTGTTTCTTGGTGTTCTTGCTCAGACAATTCGTTATTTTTTTCGAGCCAATCCTGCAAGATTTCCGCCCGTTCAAAATAGCCGTCTTTGTAAGCAGCGTTAACAGCTTCAAATTGTTCTTTTGCTTCGCTGACCGCCTGCTCCTTTTGGTTCTTGAATCTATTTACCTGCTCAAAATAATAATCGTCGTGTGCCTTATTCTGGTCGTCATAGGATTTGTTCAACAGGGCGAGCTGCTCAATCTCGTTTTGTTCTGCCAGCTGCACCTGTGCGTCATATTGTTCCTGCGCGGTCTTAATCCATTTTTGAGACAGCTCTTGATAATCCTCCAGGGACCCCTCGTAGGTGTTGGCCTCGTCAACGGCTATCTGTTTAATCGATTCTGCTTTCTGCTGCTGTATATCAAGTTCTTGCTGGGTTAGTTCATTCAGACGCTCGAAATAATTTTCAAGCTTTTCAATTTCTTCATCTGTGAGACTGCCTCGGTTTTCAACAGCAGTCTTGCAGATTTCCGTAATTCCTGCCTGAACCTCTTCCATGTTTTTTTGAAGCTCCTGCTGTTCTTCAGAGGAGGCAAACATAGTGTCGTTGAAAGCCGACAAATTAGACTCTGCATTTTGCAGCCCTTCTTCAAAATTGTCAAAGGATTCTGCGGCTCCCTCAAAGGATTCACCCAAATTTTCATTGGCCTCATTGAGGCGCTCTTCAGCGGTTTGCTGATCCTCGGTTGCCGCATATAAAGTACCAAGAGCGCCCACTAAAAAGCCGATAGCAGTCACCACCAGGCCGATTGGATTAGAGTTCATTGCAGAGTTCCAGAGCCATTGAGCAGCCGTAGCAAGACCTACTTCACCCGTAAGAACTCCGACGGCTAATTGTTTTAAAGTCAAGGCGCCAGTAGAGGCTGTTGTTGCAGCAGTCTCAGCAACAGTTGCAGTAGTAGCGGCCGCTACCGCTGCAGAAGCTGTTTTTATCCATCCGGAAACTTGCTGAACAATCTTCCAGGTCTTCCAGGCAGTTACCGCAGCAGTTACTAAAGGTATAATGATCTTTAAATTTTTACCAACAAAATCGACTGCCTTTGCCAGAAGAGGAAGAATCGTTTTCGCTAGATTGGAAACAATTTTCCCTAAGTTTTCAAGAATGGTCCCTACGGTATTTATCGCCTGTTTTAACCCGCCATCCTGAAAAGATTGTTTCAGGATATTTACGGTCTCTTTCACAGGCTTTTGTACTTCTTTAGGCAGCAGCTTTACAAGGCCGTCAACCAACGCCCATACAATTTTTTGAGCTGCCTGTAACAATTCCGCAGAATGCTCTTTGATTCCATTGATAAACGACTTAATGAAGCTTACCGCAGCATTAATCATTTGTGGGGCCTGCTCTGCCGCCTTAACAGCCAGCTCTGCAAAAATATCCCCGGCCTCGGAGACGGCCTCTTTTAGGCCGCCGCTTCTAAAGGCCTCTGTTATTTGGTTAATATATTCAGTGCCCTGCTGTGCTGCGTTTTTGAGAGTCACTTGAATTTGCTCATAAATCTCCAGGCCCAGAGTTTCAACGCTGCCGCCGAGCTCCTCCATCGCACCCTTGAAATTGTCCTGCATGGTTTCAGCAGCCTGCTTTGCGGCGCCATCCGAATGATTAATTGCTTCGGTGAGCTGGTTAAAATCATCATCGCTGGCATTTACGATTGCCAATAAACCAGACATTGCCTCCGTGCCTGCAATGCTGGAGGCATAAGAAGCCTTTTGGCTATCATCCAAGCCCGCAAACCCTTCTCGAAGGTCAACCAGAACATCGTTCAAGGGGCGCATAGTTCCATCCGCATTGGTAGCGCTAATGTTCAACGCTTCCAGGGCTGCGGCTGCGTCTTTAGGCGGATCTACCAACCGGGTCAACATGGCCCGTAAAGAAGTACCGGCCTGCTCGCCCTTTATACCGGCATTTGCCATCAGTCCGATGGCAACGGCAGTATCCTCAATCCTATATTTCATCGACCCGGCGATTGGCGCCACATACTTGAAGGTCGCACCCATCATGCCAACGTTGGTGTTGGAATTGCTTGCCGCTTTTGCCAATACATCAGCAAAATGCGAACTGTCGCTAGCTTGCAGCCCAAAAGCCGTTAAAGCGTCGGTGCATATATCCGATACCGTGGCGAGATCTTCACCGGAGGCAGCGGCAAGGTTCATGATGCCCTCAATTCCGCCAAGCATATCCTCGGTTTTCCAGCCGGCCATTGCCATGTACTTAAAGGCTTCTGCGGACTCAGTAGCGCTGAATTTAGTGATGGCGCCCATCTCTTTGGCTTTTGTGGTTAAGGCTTCCAGGTCCTCGCCGGTTGCACCGGAAATGGCGGCAACTTCAGACATGCCAGCCTCAAAATCAGAGCCAATCTTTATGGCGTAGCCTCCTGCAACCGTCAATGCGGTACTTACAGCACCAATTGCCCCTACCGCCGCTTTTAAGCCGGTTTTTGCAATACTGGTTATCTTGTCAACGCCGGACTTAAAACCAGAGCTATCCACCTTAGTATCAAATTTTAATGTGCCGTCGTATGCCAAAGAATCACCTTCTTTCTGAAAAAAGGCATAAGAAAGCCACGCCCGAATATTGAGCGTGGCATAAAATCAGGAGGAAATTCACGAAGATTTTCAAAGAAAAAGCACACCTTGGAGGTGCGCTTTAAATATGTCCTATTGAACCTGGATTGTAATCATGTCGGAATCGAAAATACCATCAGAAGAATCCGCATTATAAACGTGGAAAGAGAGCTCAATGTTTTCAATCTCTGTAATACCGTTATCTTCTAAATCACTCGAAAAAAGAGATATTGAATCATTAGCAATTTTCCCCGGTTGAACATCACATGAAAAAATACCATCAATCATTATCCCATTAATGGACATATCCCTCTGTTGGACGGTGATGGGCATGTCAGAGTTGTTTTCGATTTTCAATTTTATCTTTGTTCTGGATTCATTGTCAATCCCCATATAGGTTATCTTAATATTATTTTGTTCAACAAGCACCTGTTCAATTGCTTGAGGTTTATTATTCTCAGAGGGTTCCTTTGCGTTACTTTCGGTGTTTTGGTCTTCTAACAAATTATCAAGTTGCTGTTGTAGGGCATCTCGTTCAGACACTACACGATTATATTCCTCTTCACTAATTTGCGACTGGTTACAAGCGATTAAACAAAACGACAATAAAAGCGACATCAACAGGGTAGCAGCAATTTTTTTCATAAATCTTCCTCCTTTTTCTGTTTTTATATTATACCTATTATTATGTGTGTAATCAATACAAACAATGACCAAAAAATATATGAGTTTATTTTACAATATGCCAGAAAGGTTGCCGCCATTGAGCAGCGCTTCCTCGATGGCGGAAAGCTTTTCTCGCTCAGATTTGGGCAACGGGATGGCAAACTGCTTTTTCATCTTGCGGTAGAACTGCTTTTGTTCGCTGGACATTTGCGAGGTGATTTCAATTCCCCGGTAACCCATGATCTCAACAATCCTGCTGTCCGATTTCAGTCCCACAAACATAGCCTTGAATTTCCACCAGTGAAGATAGGGTATGTCCTGTAAATCTATGCCGTATTGATCCAAAAACGCTGCGTATATGTATTCGTCGTCATAGGAATAAGAGTATATGTTTTGCACCCCTTCCCGACTTGTTCCTGGTCTTTTACCATCTTTTCCCGCTGCATAAAACCACAGCATTTTATTGATTGCTTCCGAAATATCGGTAACAGGGAAAGGATAGTATAGAGCTAGTGCTTGAAGGATTTTCTCCTCATCGGGGATAGGCTCATCTATCAGCTGTTCAAAACGGATAGAAACGCGGAAGTCCGAATTGATCGGAATTTCCGCGCCTCCTATGTTTACCGTTTTGGGCGCCCGTTCTGTCAGGATATTCATTTTTTTGTTTGGCGCATCCCATACTTAGAAGCCGTGGCCCTTGCTATCTTTTCAATCTGCCTCTTTTCAGCGTTGATACCGCTTACCAGTTCCTCGTAGGCCTTCAGAGCAAGCCGCAGGTTCACTCTTCCATCGAAGATTTTTGCCGCCGTTCCCTCTCCAAACATACGATCAAAGCACTCGGCAATAGCCTCACACTGGGTGCGGATTGACTGAGCAAGCGTGATGGTTCCCTCGCTGCTTTGTAGAGCATTCATCTTATCGACCACCGCACCCATTTCGCGCTCAAACAGCTCCGCTTTCTCCAGCTCAAAAACGTCGTATTCCAATTTCTTGCCGTTTACGGTAAACATCCGTTTTCCTCCTTATTCGCTTGCTCCAGCCTCGGTGAAGGTCTTGGCCGTTGTGTTAAATTCTCCGTCAACAAAGGTGCCGACGTTATTTAGATTTCCGGTTACCTTGATAGCTTCGCCGCCGGCCCCGGCGCAGCTGGCTACCTCAACCGCCACGCGGAACTTTCTGGCCTTAAAGGTGTTTTCCTTAGAGGCTACCGGCTCAAATAATTCAACACGAATATAATCACGCTCCGCGTCCGCGCCGGTGAGCTCATTGCGCCCTATGGTATATAGCTCCATGACTGCCTTTTCAGATTTAATAAGGTCCGTGTCAAAGGGAAACTGCGGCTGGTAGCCTTTAATGGTGCTGGACGCCGCTTTGTCGTTTACATAGGTTTTTGTGTCGAGCTGGGCGGCAGGGTTTTCATCCAGCGTGTTCACGCCGGCGCCGAGCAACTCGTAGGTTGTTTCGCTATCCCCCTGAATGCCGAGATAGTCCGCGATTTGATAGCGCATAATGGTTTCGTTTGCCATAATTTTATACCTCCTGAAAATATTGGAGCCTGCACTGGATTTGATATTTTCCAGTATCAGGCCCACTCGTAAACAAATAGCCCGTACTTTGGGCTTCTATGGCCTGTGCTTTTTTTCCTTTGGGGAGGACAGGGAGGTCCCCTGCCCTCGTCTGACTTTCGAGCCAGGCGGCGAGGCTCTCATAAAAGCCGCTGTTTGCCAGATTTTGAAGGACGTCTGAGCTGTATTCCTCAACGGAGCGCACGACAAAGAGATACTGCCGCACACTACTCCCGTCCGTGTACCATTTGACAATCTCGGTTGCCGGTGTGGTATCAATGGAATATTCAACGCCTTTCTCCGGCAGAAAATCAATATTAATCTTTTTGTTTCCCATCAAGGGACACGTCAAAAAATAATCCCATAGGGATTTAATGATGGTATCCGCCATCAAGCACCTCCTGATAGCTTCTTTGCGCCCCGCAGGATCTCATCCCGGTGGTCAATTTTCATCCGCTCGAAAAATTGTCCGCCCCGCTGCGCGTCGTAAGATCGCGAAGTAGCAGTTTGGTTTTGTTTGGCGGCATAGGGAGCAATGTAGTTTACTTCTCCGGTACCTACGACGGTTCCCAAAGTGCCGGACTTTATCAGCATGCCGGTTTTAAAAGGAATATAAGGAGCCGTCAGGCGCAGAACCTCGCTGTCAACGAATTGCTGTACGCGTCCTTTGCTGGATAGCCCCCGATCCGACAGTAATTTACCGGTTGGTTTTATTTTAAAAGTAGAAGCCATCACTTTCCCTCGATTCTCCAGTGCTGCATTGACTGTGTCCCTCTTCGATTGTCGCTAACGGAGGTTACAACAAAATGCCGGTACGCTTTGAGGGAAGAGGGACTCGCAACCACATCGTTTACAAGCCCTTTCACCACAACGTCGTCGTTGCAGACCTCTATAAGCTCCGTCGTTGGTATGCGGACAATATAGGAATCGGCGGTATTCAGGCCGGAATCCCCGACGGTAACTGACTGGCGGCCATACCAGTTTACACCCGGGTATTGAGCGGCCTGCCATTCATCCAGCCGTGTTTCCGGGTTATAGCGCTTGTGATAGATGGTAATATCAGCGTTTGTAAGCATTTGTTTCACCTCACACAAAAGCGCGCCCGGTAAGCTCGAGTAAATTAACGGGGAAGGTCAGGTAGCAGGAAAGTAGTGACCGGGTGGAGCTTTTAAGCTCTTTGCGATCCACATAGGTAATGCTGTAGCCGTCGTTGTTTTCCGCCTTTATTCCATAAGCGCCAGCGTTACCGGCTAAAGCCGCTTGAATCAATTCGCATTCGCAGGCGGCCAGCTGTTCCTGCATTTCTGCCGTAGACCGTGCCCGCCCCATCGTGTAGTAATCAATCAGTTCAGACGCCTTTTGCGCTTCTATTTTGTATTCGCTTTCTGGAAGTTTTCCGCCCCGCTGCTGATACTGTTGATAATTGCTGTACACCTGGGACCATCTCCCTTCAACCGCCTGACTCCACTACTTTACGGACACGGGCCAGAACACTGTTAGTAACTTTATAACCGGTATTCATCTCGACTTGAGCCAAGGAGCCGGCAAAGCGTTCAGAATCCACGATTCTGGCAACCTCAAAGTTGCTGATTACAGACAGCGCTTCGTGATAGTACATAATATATTGCACCCCGGACAGATCCACCGTCTTTTGTGCGCCGGTACTGTCATAATATTTGATCGACCCTTGTGCGCCGTTTGCCTCAATAAATGTCATGCCAAGCCACTGTCCTACGTTCCCGGTAGAGGCGATGCGGTCGTTCATAACCGGTGTAAAATCCTTGCCGGCGGCAAGCAGCACCTGACTGTAGAATGCAGGTGTACACATGACTACATTGGCGCGGCCTTTGTCCTCCACAATTTCCTGGCGGGTTGCGATGATGTCCTGCTTGACATCGGTAATCGCAGTGGTAAGCGTTGCGGCGGTTCCTTCCTGCGCCAGGCAGGCGATGCCGCACTGCATCCAGCCCTCGCGGATCTCCTGGGTGGCCGTGGAAAGGGCTTCTTCTGCAACGCCGAACTCAACTGCCGCGGCCTGGACGCCATAGATCTTATAGGACCGCTGAAAATTGTTATTTAGCTGAATTGGGATCAGTGTGTCAGACACTGCCGTATCAGTAAAATCCCTGCCCGGGGTTCCGGCCTCTACGGCGGAGGTCGTAAGCTTATGCACATAAATCTGGCCGGCGGGGCCGATTTGATACTTATCGGTACAGGTTACCCCCGGCACCAATACTGGATTGTAATAAAGATTGGGCTCCAGAATCCCAGAGTATCTTTCGTCTACGTTCAAAGAACCATATTTGATTGCCATAAATTATTCTCCTTTCGAGTGGTAGAATGGATTGTCTTTGTACTTTTCGTCCAGGAACTGTTGGCTTGACTTTTGCGGCGGGCGTCCCTGACCGGGTATGGTGATAGTCGGCGCCGGCTTGTCCG